TCCTTGAGGACGTGACTCGCTGTAAATCGTATCAAAAATATAAGGACCATGATTTTTATCAGTAACATCCGAAAAAACCATGTTTGCATTTTTCGTTAAAGCGACTTGTCTGTTTTGATGTATGATTTTTTTGGCATTATTGGTTAAATAAGTGCGATAGTCTTCGTTGGATTGAATATGATTTGTTTGTTTCAATTGATCCTCATACATTCCATTTGGGATATAATTTGATACAAACCTTGCGTCTTCCATTATATTTAATCATAATATTATTTTTATTCTATAATTTCTTCACTAGGAGAAATATCTAGTTCTCCTTGGTCATTCATTTCTATCACTTCCTCAACTTTGACAACAGTTTCAATGACTTCTTCGTTTCCCTTCATGTACATGTCAATCAACTCTTGTTTTTTCATATTCTTCTTTTGCACAGAAACCCCTTTGTCTTCAAGTAAAGCACGAAGTTCTTTAATGGTCATCTTTTCTACATCTACATCAACACTAACTTCAGGTACTACAACTTCTTCGTAATCAATCTTCTTAATGTTATTTTGTTCTTCTTCTTTACTTTCGTCTTGTTTCTTATCGTCTTCATCATTATCACATTTATCATCATCATCGTCACTGTCATTATCGTCATCGTCATCATCGTCACTGTCATTATCGTCATCGTCATCATCGTCACTGTCATTATCGTCGCTGCTATCCTTATCTACATCTTCTTCTTCTTTATTGTCTTCTTTCTTATCTTCCTCGTCATCATTTAATTGTGATAAATCCAAACCATTTAGCATACCATATACGTTTGGTCCCACGATAGAAGGCGGCGTGCATGTTGGTGCATCACATGTTTGTGGTGGTGATGGTGGTGGCATTTGTTGTTGTTGTTGAATCAACTGAAACATCATCTTCGCTTGTTCCGACTGAGACATTTCAAGATTATCGATCTTTCTTTTGAAATAAAAGCAAATCATGGCGACTAAAAGTAAGTTAACAAGTACTCCAATAAAGAAGCTAGAAATATCTAAAATACTGGAAAAGGTAGACATTTAGTATATAGTGAAGTGTTATATTTAAATAACTTTTTAAACGAAATATGTTTTATCCCTTTTTCATTAATTCATCTGGATAGTCCATGGTTTGTAAGATTTGAAGTCCGCCGTGTACGTTGCTGATTCCCTTGTCTAATGTATATGTATATGTAATAGAATCGTCGCAGTCACATATGACTTTCATTTGTTGATTTTTCACACACTTATTTTTCTTATATTTTTCGCAAAGATCTAAATAATGCGTGGTCAGTACATAATCCACATGTGATTTATGAGTATTCATACCTTCTAAATAGATATTGGCACACAATACGGCATCACTTGGATTTGTTCCGCTATAGATTTCATCAAATATGCACAAATGATTGGCTTTTTGATTTTTTTGAATATTTTCAAAAATAGTTTTACATCGCCTTGCTTCGGCTTGAAATAAACTGTCCCGATTTGATGTGTCGGGTATATTCAAGTACGAATGAAACGTATCATACACCTTGGTTTTACATTTTTCATAACAACCAACACCAATACTTTGAGACAAAAATAAATTGATAAAGGTTGCTTTTAAAATGGTTGTTTTGCCGGAAGCATTCGGTCCCGTAATAATGATATTTTTATTAAAACTTATATTATTTTTTACAGCTTCTTCCTTGATATGAGACAAATAGTACATACCTTGTAACTTCGTGTATCCTTTCTTTTTGATAAACGTACAAGGATGCAGAGTTTTCTGCTGAACGTAATTGGATAAAGACGTCATATCTTGGTGATATTGATTCAAATAAATCAAATACATGATCGTGTCATGGTATTGTTGATTATAATATAAATCAAAATGCGATTTCATCAACAAACCAATGTGTCCGCATTTTATATACTTATTTTGAGCCTTCTTTAACGACGTTATTGCCAATCCCATGTTGTGAATGTGCTTTCGTTGTTCCAACATGGTTGCATTGAATTCACGAAATCGTTTCAGTGCTTTTGTTTTTCCATGTATGTGAGAAATAAGCCTATTACCATCATCCAAAAATTGCGTGTAATTGGTATTCATATCTATCATATAATTCGTGTTTTTGTAAAACTGGATACAAGACATGATGTTGTTGTAAAATCCCAAGCAATAAAAAAACAGGTACACAAGTACATACAACTTTTGTTGCAAGGAAGTTTTATGAAAATTCAAAATATTTCGTACGATCTTGTTATTGAAGATAAGTGTTTTGACCATTTTGATATAATCGCGAAAAGGAAGTTTGATACCTTTGAAATAGAACACAAAATAAGGGACAATAAGACCAAGTAATGGGGCACATAAGGACATGATTGGACTACATATATTGTAAAGTGCCAACAGTTGCAAAAATCCAACCACTGTGTTTAAATAGAAAAAACGCCGAAATTGGACGTATTGATATTTTGACAAAAAGTTTTGTTCTTCTTTGAATTCTACATATTGAGTTTTAAACGTGTTCATATTATTTACACACGGACTATATGAAGACAAAAGAGTTTGATTGTCTATCAAAAACTTTTTGTTTGTTGTATAACAAGAACTCCATTGATCAACCAATAAGGATTTATGATTCAATAGTTTTTCATACATATTTGACTCTCCACCAAACTCAATATCGCTTTTTACATGGTCACTTAGACGAAATGTTTTGTGATATTCTAATGGTAATTTGAATGTATATTGTTGTAATATGGAATTTCCAGAAATGTCTTCTTCCGATTCTACAATTTCTTGTTGATATAAAGATTTATATTGATTCAACAATGCTTCCATTACTCTATAACAGAAATGTTTTTTTATACTCAAACGAATAAAACTACATAGTGAAAGACATATAAAAAGTTTTGTTCTTTATATATACATATTATGGATTGTTGCTATTCTTATGAATGGTTTAAAAATCAATCGTCACAACTGAATCGCGCACAATATAAGTTGGATGCTGTGTCTTCTCATACAATTCATGCGATCAAGAAACAATTAAATATATGTGACTTTAACGACGTTCGGTCTAAACACGCATATGAGCCTCCCAAAATTAATAAGCCTATTCATGTGTTGAGTGATTTATATAAATTGTTAAATAAAATTACAAATAAGACATATGAAAAGTTAAGTGTTCAAATTTTAGAAATCATTGATCATGAAATCAGTGAAAGTCACGAAAAGAGTGATCCAATATGCCAAAAATTCTTTGAGGTCATTTGCAATAATGTTATTTGTTGCTCGTTATACGCAAAACTATTTTCAGAAATTACACAAAAACACGATAAATTCAAGACGATTTTTCGTATTCATGTAAACATTTATTTAGATAACTTCAAAGAAATTCAATATGTGTCTCCAGACACAGATTATGATGCTTATTGTGATTACGTGAAGGAAATTGACAAAATGAATCATTTTACTTTATTTTTGGTTCAGTGCTATCAATATTCCATATGTGGATTAGATGACATCATACAAATCGTGTTGTATTTTCAAGAACGGCTTTTGAAAACCATTGACAGCGAAATACATTCAAATGAAAACGAACAAACTATGAATACAATGTATTTGATCTTAAAAGATATTATTGAAGCTTCCACCCTTCACGAAGAATGGGATAGTGTCATTGAAAATTTCAACACGTTTAGGGCTTCTAGTGGAAGAGGAAAAAGTAATAAAATGAAATTCAAACTTATGGATATTGACGATTTGATACGAAAAAATACATAAATCTAAAAGGGATATAATAATATATGGTTATAGTACATAATGAGCGACGTTTTTTCTTCTCGCATCAAAAAAGAGTTAGATTATGATTTTTTGTTCAAAAATAATTCATTGGATGAACGTGATCAAGGCATAGAATCAGATTTATATAGCATTGATATATTTGGAAACCCTTATATGATTGCCATGGGTGAAAAAAGACAACATCCTCAAGATGTTAAAGATGAATTGCACTATATTATTGTATATTTAATCGTCGACCAAAAAGTCATATGTAAATTAGGTGTATATGAAATCATGGAAGAAGAAGATAAGAAAGTGGAAATGAATTTAGATGTAAAACCATATGACCATAGAGATGCTCCGTATCAAGAAATGGAATTATTATTGCATCAAAAATTCTACACCAATCCGCGCGAATTAGATCCATTTATTTTTGAGCCATCTTCTTTACGTAAAACGTATCAAAAAGGAGATCGTGTAAAATTTGCCGACGACCAAGCAAATCGTATTTGGGTCGTAGTGAGCCAAGACGGCGATCAAGTGAATATTAAAACAGACGGATTTAAAGATACCTTTATACCAGTACAAAGCAGTAAATTGACAAAAACGGAAGTGGATTACGACAATGTATTGAATGAAGATTTGCCTACAGAAAGTAGTCCAAATAATTTCTTTACTAAAAAAGCAGAAGATGATACTAAACAACCACACACACCACCCTCCAATATAGAAGAAGGAGAAATAGAAGAAGAAAAAAATGAGTCGCCATTTGTTCTTAAATCCTATTTTGAAGAAAAACTGCAAGATTTTATTGCGAGCAAAAAACCAAGTGAGTCTGGTAAATATCATCGCCTGTTGCAAGCATTATCTCAATTGCTCAAAACCAATCAATTGGGCAATACAATGAGTCAGTATAAAGGGTTAAATTCAATGTTGAATTATCCTAAAAATATGGGTTTATTTAGAAAAACCGGAATGGATTCTAAAAACAAACCATTAGTGCACGTAAGTCTAAAACATTTTGAAGATACTGGTCTCTTTGAAATCAATCAATCTTTATTGATTGTTCTTGAATATATTTTAAACATAAAGATGGTCGTGGTCAATCCTGAAGGCAACAAGATGCTTTCCTTTACATTGATTGAAAATCTAGACAAAGAGAAAACACAAAAAGCTATTATGAGCAATGTCAAAATGCTTGGATCACCCATATACAAGAATTATGACCCCAATGAAGTTTTATTTGTTATCAAACAACCCAATGGTTTATTTGAAGCCAGCAATGAGCCCCAACCCTTTTCGTCGTTGTCTTCAGACCAAAAAGCACAATTGAAATCCCTTTATGAAGCCCAAGAGCACGAATATGTCTTGGGAAAGACTCAATTTAAGACGATGAAACAACAAATAGAATGAATATAAAAATATCTTATTATATCAAATCAAATGGACAAAGAAATCATGACACTATTGCAAGATCATGTAGACAAAATGGACAATAAATATGACAATAAAGAATTATCCAAACGAATATATGAACGAATCAAACATGCCGAGAAAGAAAGCAAAAGCATTCAACATGATTATCAGCTCCATGATATTGTAAACCGCTTGAAAGAATCCAGGTTTGTAGATAAAAAAATTGCCACCTACGCACAAACACACTTGCATTATCAATATGATATTCATTTTAATCATAAAAATATTGATTTTTTTGTGCACATCATGTATGGTTCCAAGTCTATTGATGTAGAAAAATATATTCAAATGATCAAATGGGTCATTGTACTTTGCTTATATGATATTCAAAATGAAACCAAAGAAACGATGAATTTGAATTTATATTTGACGCCATTAAAGAAAACCATACCGATCGACTTTCCAAATACAATCCTCCCTTATCACATCAATAGTGGATACAGCAGTCATAATCCATCTATGGATGTAAACATATTTCGGGAAGAAGAATGGGTCAAAGTGTTGATCCACGAATGTTTTCATGCTTTTGATATGGATTTTCATGAAGAAAAAATCAACTTTGCCAATTTATTTCAATCCACGTTTTTTGTAAAATCCGACTTTCAAATTTATGAATCATTTGTGGAATTCTGGTCTCGTATATTGAACTGTGCACTTTTTACATACCAAGTGAAGTCTACTTTATCACAAGCCGAATTTCATACCTTGTTTACACTGAATTTGAACATTGAACGCATCTTTTCATTGATACAAGCCACAAAATTATTAAAGTTATTTCATCTTACATACGGAGATATTGTAAACAAAGAAAAAAAGTCCATATGTAAAAAAATTTACAAGGAAAACACAAACGCATTTTGTTATTATGTGATTACATCCATCATGATGAATCATTTTGATAAAACCTTGGAATGGTTTGACGTACACAACACACAACTGTTTTATTTTGATAAAAGTGAGCGTCAAGTAGTCATTTTTTGTCATTATATCAAACAGTTGGCATCAAATCCTAAAATGATTGAATTATATGATACATTGAATGTAAGTGACTTGAAGAAAACAAACCCCATGAAAATGTGTGTTTTTGAGATAATTGTTTAAAGAATACATCATTATATATAAATATCATATCATGTTTTTACCATTTTATTCCTTGCCACGCACCACAATGCGCATGGCTCTCAAAGAAGATATACCAATAACGTCGTCCTATGATATGCAATTATTGAACGAGTCGCACGCAGAATCACCATCACCATCATCATTATACGAACCCATATACCAAAATGTTGATATTTTATGGAATCCTATTCATTTGTTCCTTTTTTTAACTTTTTATAGTATTTGGTTTGGAGGATTTACACGACTACAAGTGTATGAATACTTGACACGAAATAAAATTGAAGATGATTTAAAGTAATATGTATGTAGATCATATATACATATGACTTCGATTCAGAACAATGACAATGATACCAACTATATCCTCTATTTGTTTGTGCCAACAGACAATGAAATGCGCCAAACATACGTGGAAAAAATAGAAGCCCATAATCAAGACTTGACTCTCAACTCTCATATGGACAGTGGATTTGATGTATACGTTGAGAAAGATCAATCCATGGAATGCCACAAGGTCAATAAGGTGAATTTTAACATCAAATGTGAAATGTTAAAAAAAGGAAACAATGGAAACTGGGAACCAAGTGCGTTTTATATGTATCCGCGTTCGAGTATTTCCAAGACTAAATTCCGCTTGGCCAACAGTGTCGGAGTTATTGATAGTGGATATCGCGGGAATTTGATGGG